CCTCTACGACTGCTAACAGCAAATGCGAGGCACAAAAAAAGCCGCCCAGCAAAGCTGTAAGCGACTTCTTCTGCAGGATTGGTAGGACCACGCGGATTCGAACCGCGGACCTCTACCATGTCAAGGTGCCGACATTGCGGCGCTAAGTGCATGAAGTCAAAGAGAAACCTCCTTAATGCCGGCAGGCAATGACGGCAAGAGGGGAAACCAAGGAAATCAGGGAATTACGCACTGTATAAATCCAGTCACCTCGGCAGTAATTTAGTGATGTCCAGCTCTGCTTTTACCCGCACCCATTCCTGTTCGTGGCCCTTCTGGTAATGCTCTGTCATCGCCTCCGTGGCGTGAGCCATGAGCGGCTGAACGTAGCTCTCCGTATCGAATCCTTGCTTCTTGTAGAGCCATGAGCCCAAGGCCCGGATCTCGTGAAAAGTAGGGCGCTGCTCTTTCGGCACATCGTCAAACAGCTTGGTCTTGTCCCGCCACTTCCGGAACTCGGCAGAGAAATGGTTGGCCGTTAACTGGGTCCAGTGCTGGCGGTCCTGTGCTTCGTTCTTGCGCACCGGCACCCGGTGCACGATGTACGGGCTGGCCACATCGGATTTCCGCGCCCGGGCAATGATGCCCTTGAGCCATGGGCTTTCAATCTCAAGGTAGGCATGTTCGTGCTTCTTCACCTTCTGACGAACCACGCGAAGCACACCGGTCTTTTCGTCGAAGTCTGAGAACTGCATGTTGATGACTTCGGTTCGCCCCTGGAGTGTCACCAGGCCGAGCTCCATAGCGTTCTGCATCCACGCCGGCGCGATGGCATGGATGGCCTTGAATTGTTCCAGGGTCATCCTCTGGCGCTGTTTCTCGTAGCTGGCCTTGGGGTAGGTGACCGCTGCCGGGTTATCCAGATCGGACGGATACAGGCCTTTCATCTGGGCAAATCGGAACAGGTCGATCAGTGTGGTCCGGTGCTTGATGTAGGCATCGCGCTTGAAGTTGTCGTCCAGGTACTCGGCCAATGCCTTCACATCGATGGATTCCACCAGCTTGTCGCCCAGATCCTTTTCAAAACGGTTGAGCCTGTAACCGATCAGCTTCACGGTACTCGGCGCCAGCGCTTGCTCTGGCAGAAACTCTTTCCGGTATCGGCCGATAAGGTGCGACATTGTTTGTTCAGCCGTGCCCAGGACCTGACCGACACGATCGGCCGGTTTCATCAGGATGGCGTTCAGCTGGCGGGCATCTGCAATTGCCTGGCCTTTGACCGTTCCGAGACTGTGGAAGGTGCCGGTATCTGGCCGCTTGTAGCGGTAATAGATCACCCCGCCAACCTTGTTGGGGTAAAGGTTATCGGGGAGATCCGTGTTTCGGCGAAGCCGCTTACGTGGTGCCATTACGCTGCCAGTATCCTTGCCACCCGGTTGTTGCCATTGGCCTGTTTCTCAATGGACTCATCCACGAACCATAGACCACCCACCTTAACCGCGCCCGGGATCAAGCCATCATTGGCCCAATTCCGGCAGGTGCGCATGCTCGGGCATTTGCCCGGGTAGTTCTTTTCCTTCCAGTCGCTAAGTGGGATTCTGCTCACTGCTCACCTCCCACTCTTCCTGCATCAGCCCAATGGCACGCGCACTCTGTCACCTTGAACCGGCCTCGCCCTGGCTCGTCACGGTCATAGAGGACCTGGCAGGGCTCGCCCATTTCATCCTGACCAACGCCCCAAAATGCGTACTTGTGCGCTATTTCGGTAACCACTTTGTCATCACCAAAATGTTTGCTCACGGCATTTTGGGCTTCCTTCAGTGTAACTTCGCCCTTGATGTACTCGGGGTGGTTGTATTCGTCGAAATACAAGACGATCAATTCCCCATGCTGATACTTAGCCATGCTCACCTCCCGCCCGCTCGGCTTCTTCTTCCTCACGCTCCTCGGTGCAGGTCTCGCAATAACCGAAGGCGTCAAGTTCGTCATGCCACAATTCGCACCCCTTACAGGTGGGCGGGTTGTCGATCACGTGAGGTTCGTCAGCGGCCAGTTTTTCCTGGTTCGCTGCGTTCGCTTTCAGCCATGCATCGTTCCTGATCCAGTGACCCTTTACATCAATGAACTCGCAGCCGGTCCACGAATTGACTGCTCGGTAGGCAATCTTCTTTGCTTTCTGGAAGTTGTGCGCGAATACCAAGACAGCGCCATCAATAGGCTCGCCGTCATGGAAGCTATAGGCTTTAAGCATGCTCACCTCCCGCTTTCTCGATCTCGTCGGCTTGTTGGCATGCCAGGCGGTAGATCAGCTGCATGTTGTTGGATGCAGGCGAGTCGATAGCAATATCTCTTATCTTTTCCGCAAGCTCCCGCACTCGCCCCAGCTTTGCGAGCCTTGCTGCTGCCTCACCAATAACCAGGTCTGCATCCCGGTCACACTCAGCCGGAATGCGCATCGTGAACTGTACTGCTTGAGATTCGCGGCCACCGGTTACGGCATCAGACAGCTCGTTCAGGCGAGTGATGATGGTACCCAGAGGCACATCCCGACTGTTTCTGTATTTAGTGCTCATCGCCTTCGCCCTCCAACTTCATACCAACGCCATGAGGCAGTGATTTCTCGTCTTCGGCCATCGCCTCGAAAAGCTCATGTAATGCACGAACCGTGCGGCGTGACTGAGATCCAGAAACGCAGAATTGGGCGCCTTTTGCATAGATCCCATTCTCTGAGATAACGGACACGATCACATCGCCATCATCTTCAACGAATAACTGAAGGGCCTTGCCTTCTCTCATATCGCAGAGTCGCGCTATTGCCTTTGCCATTACGCGCCCTCCTGTCCGGCTGGTTTAGTGCACACCGAGCAATCATCCATCAGATCGTTGCTGCTCCACTTGTGGCCGCAGCGTTCGCACTGGTGATCGATTCGCCCATCAGCCTGGGGCGTGGTGGGGGTAGGGGCAGCCTCCAGCATGGCTTTGTAGGCAAAGCCCATTGACGATCTGTGCATTACCCAGTTGCCATCTGCCTCCATATATCCTTGGCACCCGGCTTCTTCCATATCGCCTGTAGGCTCAACCGGCACCAGCTTCCACCCCTCCGGCACGGCGGGCTGGGGCTGGGTGTCGGCGTATACGAGAGGGCGCACATACCACTGATAGTCTTTCGGTACCACGCCGTAGATTCTCTCTGGCAACTCTTTCGTGACCTGTTCGGTACCGTCAGGCAAGGGGCTGGCCCACGCCACAACTTCCGCACCCTGGCCACCCTGAGCACCGTCAACCGGCCCCATAACCCCAGCATCAAGACGAGTGCACCGGCCATGCTCGGACACAGCCATTACCTCGCTGTCCTGCGTCCGCACCAGCACCCCGCAAACGTCACCGCCGAGCTGGCGGACTTTGGATTCTGCGATTGGTTTTAGTTCGATGTTCATGCAGCCTTTGCCTCCTGATCGATGCGTTTGAATTCTATTACCCACACCCAGGGGTTGGCGTCCCACGAGTCAGGGCCGTTGATCGATCGCCACAGCCAAGCGAATTGGCTAACCCATTTGCTGTCGTCGCACCAATCGTTCAGGTCCGGCGTAGCCACGCCTTCAGCCTTGGCATCTGCCGAGCTAATATCCTGCAACCGCTCCACCCGAACATCGGTGATCTCCAGCGTGATTCGGCTGGCCCAGCGGGGCATGTGGATGGATGGGCGCTTGCGCCACCAGTAACCGTCGTTCTTTGGCGTTCCGGTTGAGCGAGGGTCGATGCTTGCGCAATACTTCACACGCCCATCGGTTACCTGCCCGTGCATGAGCTGCAGAAAATTCTCCCGCACCCACAGCCGGTCACCGGGCTTGCCGTAGGGGCAATTTCTGTAATGCCCCCGGTTTATCTCACCAGCTATTTCATGGGGCGCCAGCTCGCACAGTGAGTCTTTGCACTTACAAGGCTTCACAATCCGCCGAGTCTGCGTCTTCCACCCCTCCAGAATCGCCCGGATCATTTCGTCTTTGAACAGGATTGGTTTTTCGTTGCTCACGCCTCACCCCCAAACACCGTAAAGCGGCACTGGCCAGCCTTCTTGGCTGCGAGGAAGTCCTCGACTGTGGGAAACTCGACGACCATGGCTGGCGAGTAGGTGTTGCCTTCTTCATCAGTGACTTCACCCATGAGTTGCACATCGCCCTGGACCATTTGCGTGGCGTCAGGAAGATGGTCTGCACTGCCGGTCTGTTGGACTGCTGAGACCTTGTTAACAAGCGCCCTGGCTTTTTCCGCCAGATCCTTTTCACAAAATCCGATTCCGTGGGGGTCCAGTTCTTCGTTAACTGACTGAGCCCATTCTAGGTATACGCTTTCATCCACTTGCTCATCGGTAAGCTTTTGATCGTTTTCGCCATGGCTGGCCCGGGCATTCCACCCCATGCGAACAAGCCGCCTGGCCTCGTGATTGAGGTCGTGCAGGTGCTTTTCCTCGTACTCTTCAAACGTCATTGCCATGCTTCTTCTCCCATTCGTTCAGCTTCTTGCGCTGATTTCGCACCTGCGCCCGAAGCCTTTTGTTCTCGCGCACGTAGTAGTCTTTCCGGTCACGCAGTTTGCTCAGGCGCTCCAGTAGGGCGCTGCATTTGTCGCAGCTCACGCCCCGCCTTCCCAGCCAATGGGCATCATGAATCCTGCGGCACCGGCATTACCGCCGGCGAGGGAATACAGGGCCGGTTCTTCCCAAAGCTGCGCGTTGAAATTGTGGGTCTCGGTTACGAAACCGGTCTGAATAAGCATGTCCAGGTGCTTGCCCAGAGTGTGTGAGCAGATGTATGGGCATGCCGCCCGGTGCAGCTCTTGGCGGCCAGCCGCTCCTCGCTTCAGTGCGCGCATGATTCCGCTCACTACTCCCGGGATAATCGGTTGAACCAGCTCCCGCATGCCGGGTCGGTCCAAGTAGTACCCGACTGGTGGGATGACCGGCCCCGCGGCTTTTGGCATTTCGATCAGAGCCATCTGGTTCATGCCGCCTGCACCTCCACCCGGTTGGCCACTGTCTTCAAGCAACGGATCCGGTTTTCGATAACCCGGCTGCTTACTCGATGGCGCTTAACCAGGGCTTCAATCGTGAACCTCTGCATGGCCTCGTTGCCCATGTGCCAGAGCTTTCGGCGGGCCCGGACTTCTCGGCGGATCTCGGCAGAGACCTTGTAGGGGCAAACGTGCTCGTACTGGCCGGCCTCGATGTTGCTGATGGTGCGATCGCTGATGCCCAGTTCCAGCTCCAGCACTGCCCGGGTGTTCGCGGCCATCGCGCGCTGTAAGGTCAGGCGCTGCAGGATGTCTTCATCGAGGGCCAGCAACTCGTTGCTTGTCAGATCTTTCAGGCTGCACATATCAGGCCTCCGGTTTCTTCTGAACTTGTACCTGGCGGCACTGGGCCCATTCCTCGGGGGAGAGCCAGCGGCCTTGATCGGTGACCCGGATGCCGTCTTCGCGGACATAGGCCACTTCAAAATGCTCGCCGTCCGGTGCCTGGAATACTTCGGCGGTCATCAGGTCGAAGTTGTCTTCTGCCAGCTGGTCGGCTTCAAAGGCGTCCCGGATTTCCTTGGGGTCTGTCACCAGGCGCGCAAACGCTTTGCCGAACTCTGAGGGATCGTTGAAGTTCATGCTGTCGCCTCCAGCTTCCGTTCGTGTTTGAAGTTCGCTTTCACCAAGGCCTCTGGCCATACAGGCGGGACGGAATTGCCGCACATGCGCACCTGGGCGTATTTCGGAATTGGCTTACCCTGAAACTCTGGTGCGATCACGTAGTCATCTGGGAAGCCCTGAGCCTTGAACAACTCATGCGGCTGCAGCATGCGCATGCCGATATCCGTGATCACGTAAGTGGCGCCGTCGATCTGGACCGTAACCAATTGCAGCCGGTCTTTGGTGGTTGCTGTAGGTGCAGGCTCCCGCAGGTCTCGTCCGGTCTCGCCGGAACCGCTGCCGTAGTAGGGCGCCATAAAGGCGGCAACCAACGCGGACTTGCCCCCTCCACCAGCCGTGATTGTCCCGAGTGGGTCTCGGGCATCGTTGCCGACGCTGCTACCAAACTGCCGCTGAATGTGCGCTGCCACTACGGCGTGGTGATCAATGGTTGTCACTGTGCCCGTAGGCTGAGTGACCGGGATTCCCACAACGCCCCCGTAATGCTTGGCCAAAAATGCCGTGACAAGCGCGTGACGGTTTTCGGTGGTGATGGTCGTCAGCGGTTCTTGAGCGCTCCAGTTGCAGCCGCTGCGTGCGCTTCCGTGGTCTATCGCAATCATTGTTGGTGCAACCAGACCGATGGGAGCAGCGCCGCCTGGTCGCTTCACAAAGCTGTTTGCCGTAATCGTGTGAAGCGGCTCGTCAGCGCGATGGCCGATAGCGCCATTGCGAAACTTGGTGACGTAAGGGGTTACCAGCGCAAAACCATGGGATGCCGTCACTGTCTGAAGTGGCTGGGTCAGGCCTTGGCCTCGGAATTGGTCATACCATGATGCCGTGTGGTTCGGCTTAACGATGAACGGTTCCTGAGCCTCAATGACAAAGCGCTTCATACCTTGGGCAATCCGCCGCATGGTGTTGGCAGCCAGCGGTTTCTTGCGCTCAAAGATCGACGGACAGGGGATGCTCCAGTCAATGCACTCCGCAGCGGTTCGGTATGGCTTCTGTTTTCCGCGGCGCACTGGCAGAGAGCCGGGCTGACCGTGTGTTGCCTTCGGCCAAACGATGGGCTTGCCATCCCGGCGGGCGATCAGAAACAGCCGCTTGCGGATTGTCGGGGCGCCGTAGTCACAGGCCCGGAGTTGCCGCCACTCCACCTGGTAGCCCATTCGCTCCAGCTGAGCGACGAACTTTCGGAACTCCTGACCTTTGCGCTCGGGGCAGGGCACCAGCTGAGGCTTTCCGTCTGGGAATCTCAAGATCGAGCCGTCAGGCCCTTTCTTCGGGATCACTGGACCCCAATCTTCAAATTCCTCGACGTTCTCCAGCATGATTACCCGGGGGCGTGTCCGGCGCGCCCACTTAACAACAACCCATGCCAAACCCCGGCGCTTTGCCGAAACCGGCTTTCCGCCCTTCGCTTTGCTGTGGTGCGTGCAATCAGGTGAAGCCCACAGCAGCCCGACCGGCTGGTTACCAGTAACGGCAACCGGGTTGACGCTGAACACGCTTTCACAGAAGTGGGTTGTGCCAGGGTGGTTGGCTTCATGCATCGCCACGGCCATGGGATCGTGGTTAACGGCGATATCTACCGGCCGTCCAATACCCTGTTCGATGCCGCAGGAGGCACCGCCGCCGCCGGCGAAAAGATCCACAACAAGCTCATGGCCGAGATCAAGAGCGAACTGGCTCATGCCGACACCTCCGCCGCTTTCTGTGCGAACTCCGCATCCCGGATCTGTTCCAGCTCATGCCGAAGAACCCGCAACTTCGGAAGGAATGGCTGCTGGCGGGCCCAGGCGTAAACATCACGCTGAAACTCAATCTTGTCGTGACAATCGAAACAGGTGAGGCTCACCCGCTTGTCTGTGACGGAAATGTGCAGCGTCTTGTCGGAGTTCAGATCGTTGATCAGCATCACCAGGCTCACGATCATCAGAATTTCGCTGTGGATTCTCAGTTGTTCCATGGCTTTCTCGCCTCCAGTTTGTTGTAAGCCCAGTTCCAGACCAGGTAGAACCCAATGGCAAGTGTCGGTATGCCGAGGATCAGGATGTCGTATAGGGGGTTGTAGCCTTCCATCACGCAGCATCCTCAAAGTGGGCCCGAACGCGTTCGGCATAAGCTGCCAGCCGGGCCCGGTTGTCGTCGTCAATCCGGAAAATGCGCTTGCGAATGTAGGCTGGGATTTCGTAGAACCCGGATTCGCCCTCTGCGGCCTGCAAAAAGACCGGCTCGACTACTTGCTGAGCCGGGGAAGATCGCAGGGGATTGCGTTTGGTGATGCGGGCAATCAGGGAGAAAAGAGGGGCGACAGCGCTCTGCCCCTTAACGCCCTCCTGGCGCGCCACATGAAACTTGGAAGTCATCAGTGAAGCCCTCCGATAATCGCGGCAACTTCCTTCCGGCCAATCCGAACGACGCTCACCACCTGACGGTTGTTCTGGTTAGGGCGGCTGGTTCTGGCCATGGGGAAGGTGGAAAGGATGCAAAGGAAGCAAACGAGCACGCAGCTCATGACCCGCGCCTGGAGAATCCCGTGCATCCACATTTGGCAGATCAGATCGACCCGGCTGTGTGCGTGGAACTGGTCTTTGGCTTCATCCAGATGCCAGTTCACGGTTTCCGGTGAAATGCCCAGCTCCCGGGCAATCTCTTTAGCGCTCATTCCGCGTGCGGCGAGCATCACGACTTCGGCCCGGCGCGGCGGCAGCGATTCCTGCTCGGCAAGCTCCACTTCCATTCGCGGATAGTTCGGTTTCAATTTGCGGGTCATGACAACTCTCTCCGTCATTGCACTAACAACAATAACAACAGATGTTGTTTCATGTGTCAACAACAAATGTTGTTTAAGTTGTTTTTGACCGACTGGGAAATGAGGTATCGTTGCGCGCCTCAAGAGGGGAGGGCGTGAAGTTGAGAGTTTTGCTCAAAGTTGTTGTTGTCTGTTTGGTGTTCGGGTCGGCCAGCGCTGCGGCCCAGCTGGTCAAAAAGTCGAAGTCCGGAATCTGTCATCCGCCAGCCAGCTCTCACTACGAGCGCACAAAGAGTTACCTGGCTTTCGACTCGGTTTATGCGTGCCTTCAGTCTGGAGGGCGTTTGCCAAAGAGCCTGAGCGGGTACCCGGCAATTGCCAATGCAGAGCCGATCAGCCGGCAACCCGCCAGCCCTGGCTATGACAGAGCCCAGTTCGGCCACGGATGGGATGATGCAGACGGAGACTGCCAAGACAGTAGGGCAGAGGCCCTGATCTCGACTTCAACAACGCCCGTGAAGTTTGCGGATGAGCAGCGGTGCAGGGTGGTCACAGGCCGCTGGATCAGCGTGTTTACCGGCAACGTGATACAGAACGCCGGCGATATTGATATTGACCATGTGGTGCCCCTGAAGTGGGCCTGGGATCACGGCGCCAGCTCCTGGACGAAGGAAAAGCGGGAGAAATTCGCAAACGATCCGGTAAACCTGATACCGGTAGAGGCCAGCCTGAACCGCAGCAAAGGCGCCCAGGGCCCGGAAAGCTGGTTACCGCCGTCTAGCAAGTGCCAGTACGTCAGTCGATTTGTGAGGATAGTGAAGATGTATGCGCTGGAGCCTTCAAAGGCTGACTATGCCCGTTATCGACAGCAGATGACGGAGCTTTGTGAATAGGGCACTATTTAAAGACTGAAAAGGAGAAAAGGGAGAAGGTCTGTGCGAGGACTGAGAGCCGCGGTACTGCCGCTAATGCTGGTGTGGTCTTTAGGGACTTATGCTCAGGCCAGCAGTCTTTCTGAGGAAGTTGGGCGATGTCGGAACATCGATAATGATATAGCTCGACTCCAGTGTTTTGACACTGCTGCAAGCTCTTATTTCGCCCAGGTTGCCGAAGCTAAAGCAGCAGCAAAGCAGTGGCGCGTTGGCTCTAAAGTGGATCCCATTAGTGATAGGGTCACTACAATCTTGGCATTAGATGAAGTAGAAGAGCGAGATTCATATTATGGCTATGACGGCCGGCGTACACTCTTTTTGAGATGTACACATAGGACTTTGGAGATAGCTGTCCTTTGGGGAGTTCCAGTTGACGAGAGTTCACTGCGAGTAACAATTCGAATTGGTGAAGGCGAAGCGGAGACCAGCACTTGGATATCCTCCAGCAATCCCAGAATGACGTTTTATCCAAAGGACGAGAACGAGTTTCTTTTCAAGCTCCTTCAAAGCGACAAGCTGGTTGTTCGATTGCACAGGGACATCTCGATGGGCGGTGATTTAACTTCGGTGTTTGACATATCCGGTTTGGACGCGGCTTCTAGGCAGATGGTGTCGGCGTGTCCACCAAGAGAGCCTATCTTTCAATAGCGACTCTATCGACGTGTGGCATTTGCGCATGCATTGTTTTCCGGGATATATGCAGCAACTGCTTGGAACCATTCAAATTAAAAGAGTTGGCTAATGCCAAACGTGTGGTGGCTTTCAGGAAATATTGAAGCGCCGAACATTGCCGGCTGGGATTGGTGATAATCTGGAAGCGCGTCTTAGCGCTTGGGACGCTCGTTTAGGCTGGATACTATTTTGTAAGCTAGTCGCTTCGCATCTCGCGCATCCCTTTCCGTTACAGAGTCGGACAAGTCGTAATCGGCCTTCGCCCTTTTGCGTTTAAGGGAGACCAACCTGTTTGAGAGCGTGGGATTCCGAGACGAGTAATATCTGATAACGTCTTCGTGGACGCTACCGCTGTTGTTCGTAATCCGTGCTGATTCCCTAGCTTCCAGAAAGGCTGCGTAATAGAAGCGTCCAACCGAGGTCCTGACAAGTTCCTCTGTCAGGTTCTCGATTCTAAGAATCTGTTCTGCGGCATCTAAAAACTGCTTGCCTTCAAAGTTCGTCAACATGAGATAGCGATACAAACATCCTGGTTCTATTCACAGTCGCCCATTTTTCGAAAGCAGACTGCAGAATTCTATCCTCAACCTGATCCCACAGATCCATGTCGTCAGAATCAAGAAAGCAATTTAGACAAAGCCTTTCGATAGATGAGTCAATATCTTTAGAAACTTCAAGGCGAAGGCTTTTTATTTCGCTCAATTCGCTAGCGAACCGCGCAACGTCCCAAGCCGCTTCGCATAGGTCTGAATTTAATGACAAGAAGCGCTTAACATGGCCTACCATAGGGATGTCACAAATTGTTGCCAGGTTGCTCACGACTTCGTCAGCGTTTTGAGCCAGTCCACGCTCAAGGTTCCAAATCTCCTTGACCGTGGTAAAGGACTCTACCTTGTTTATGAAAGCCTCTAGATCATCAAGCGCAGGTGAGTCTGCCATCAGAGTGGTAAAGCTGAGGCTCGGGCTATGACAACGAGTTTGCACGACGCAGCCAAACCTTTCGTCCAGAAAACCTACGGGAACCGCTTTCTTTTCGATAGGTTCCTCATCTTTTATTCCAGAGAGAATGGTGTCAGCCGCCTGAAACTCTGCATAAGTTTGCATATCTAGAGCCCTATAGACGTGGAAGCTTCTTCGTTCAAAAGACCCTGCATCGTACTCTTATTGTCGATGTGAGCTATATCAAGTATCTGACTGATTAATTTACTGTCAAGTTCTGAGAAGCCATCGTATCCCTCATGACCAATTGCCCGAAGTGAGTGCAGGATCTCTGTACGGTGTGGCCGTTCCGCGGGCGTTTGTGTCGAAAGATTTAAGTTCACTATAACACGAAGGCCCTCTTCTTCCTTGAGCCAGCCCTGGAAAGAGTGCCAAAGAGGGCCGCCCCTTTTCGCTGCATACGGTAGGTAACTGCTCTCAGGGTTGAAAAACTTATCCAATCGATATTCTTCGGGAGATATCATCCAGTGAAAACGATCCACGAACTGGATAACCACTTCCTTTGTATGCAGGTGTCTCAGGTCTAGCTCTTCTGACAGGCGCTCAAATAGAGCGAGCAGTTCGTTCTTAAATTCTGGCCAAGTCGAATATTCAAAACCTTTCACGACGATTCGGTTTTTCTCGACTATAAGCTGCCATTCTACAAGGTCTGTCTCTAAATCCTTCTTTTCTAACGTCCAACCATTGAATGACGTAACAGTAGAAGATCGCCCATCTGTCACGGAAAGGCTGAGCTCCTTGTTTTCGGAGGCTGCAGGGAACTGATCTTTGAAGGCTGCTGGTAGAAATTTCAGTTTTTGTAAGCGCTCTCCCGCCAGTGGCGATTCAAACGCTATAACCAATGCGACCTCTGCTAAAGAGTGGCTCGCATTCTTCCTGTCGAACTGGACGTTCTCCATTTCCGCCCCTTACCTCATAGTTTGGAACGCATTTTATACGCTTAATTGGCGTTTGTCAGATGACATTCACGAAATTGTCGATTCAAACAAGCCATTACTTCTGCGGTCAACGCAACACAGACCACCAGAACACACGCCCGATCACGCGTACATTGGCTGCCATTTCTTCAGCAGTCACTTCTTCAACTGGGTGCTCGCTCGCATTCTGGCTCACGATCTTGATGCCGCCACCTGGTCGGCGGTGCAAATACTTCACCCGAAGCATGCCACCGTGGTCGATCGCGTAGATCTCGCCATCCTTGATGGTCTTATCGGCAGTGTTCACGCCAACACAAGTACCATCCGGCATGACCGGCTCCATGGAGTTGCCACGCACAAAGGCACAGGCCGCGGCTTCAGCTGGAACGCCGGCCCGGCTCAACGTGGACTTTGCGAAACGTAGCTTTGCGCCGTGATTCTCAATCACCTGAGTGGCGCCCGCACCGGCCGCCAGCTCGACTTCTCTGAATAGAGGCAATTCCACTTCATCCTCATCCAATGGCGTTTGGCTATCCCAAGCGTCCATGTGCCCGAAGAATTCAAGCTCGTCTTTCTTCGGCTGGCGGAGTTCTCGGACGATTTCTCTTGCGGTTTCGTCCTTACCGATAGCGCTCCTCACTGACGCATCGACCGCCGTGTCCTCACGCTTTGCGGAGATCTCATCTTGAACGCGCTTATAGATCTCAAAATCAGTGAGATCCTTATCTTCTGGACGACGATATTTGGCAGCAGTATCGCGGATTACCCTTGCGAGCTGAATGGTTTCTAGGCTTCTGCAGTCGTCTTCGCCCGTGAGTAGCCAATCAACGCTTACGTTGAGTGCTCTGGCCAGTTCCGAGGCTTTGCTTGACTGCTTGCTGTCTCTTATTTCGAGCGCGCCAATAGCAGCCTGCGTCATTCCGACAGCCTCAGCCAATTCGCTCTGGGACATGCCCGCAGCTTGCCGGGCTTCTTTGAGTCTCTGTCCTAATGCCATTGCGACCTCAAGTGCATAAAAACCCAATTTAAAACAAATGTTATAAAAGCGTCCAACAACAACTGTTGACAACAAAAACAACTAGTGTTGTTATTGTGCCGATGCGGAGGGAGGCATTGATGAGTACGAAAGCCCTGAGAAAGGCCATTTCGATTGCAGGCAGCCAAACACTTTTAGCGAAAAGTCTAGGGCTATCGCAGCCATACATCTGGAACTGGCTCAATCGAGACCATGCCGTTCCTGCGGAGTTTGTCATACCTGTATCGAGAAGTGTCGATTGGGCGGTGACGCCGCATGAACTTCGTCCAGATATCTACCCACATCCTGCCGACGGCCTCCCGCTGAGCAAGCGTGACGGAGAAGCAGCGTGATGAGTCTATTTCAACAAATTCGGGCTGGCGGATTACCCGGTTGTTTGGGGGTGGATAAACACCCAGTGGTTTGGCTCCAGGTGGAGCCGGCATCGGGAAATGTCCTTTCCGTCTAAAGCGGGAACCTTCCAAGGGGGCATTTCACCGATGCCAATGGCATCACCAGCGATGACAAGCTGCATGTTGAAAACCGACGAGGCGAATCCGGGCCCGCCTTGAAGCCCGGCAACTGACGACGAGGTACATCGGATGGCACGACGGAGAATTGCACTTCTCTTATCGGCTTCTGCGGTATTTGCGTTGTGTTCACTGGCATCAGCGCCAGCTGCTGCGGAAGTGAGTGAAGAACACGCTCTGCAGCTCGTTCCGGCGGAGCAATCCGCTGTGACTACTCCGGTTTATGGCCTGGATGAAGTAACTGAAAGCCTGATCCAACCGGAACGATTGCCAGGGTCACCCGGCGGGGTGCACGTGATCGGGGGCGGCAGCTCCAATTCCAAGGTCACCGTATCCAGAGTGGAAGTGCTGCCCGGGGGTGCAGCTGGCGTTGCCGCCACCGGTATACGCGGCCCTGACACCGCCTAAATGAATCGCTCGATAGAGCGCGAAGCCGGAAAGGGCTTCTGACTGAGGCCCTTTCTACGGATTCGAGGAACAACAAACTGGGGGATCACATGTTTTTCAGAAATATCCGAATGTTCCGTTTCACCCGGCCAATCGAGATCACCGCCGAGCTGCTGGAGGAAAAACTGCAGGCGGATGCCTTCAAGCCGTGTGGTCCACAAGAGCAGAACCGCCGCGGCTGGTGTACGCCGCTGGGCAAGCACAGTGAACAGCTGGTGCACGCCGCCAATGGTGATCTGCTGATCTGTCTTCAGCACCAGGAGAAGATTTTGCCAGGCCCGGTGGTCAAGGAATTCGTTGAAGAGCGCGCCGAAGCCATCGAGATCGAGCAGGGCCGGAAGGTGCGCCGGAAAGAGAAAGACGAGATCCGGGAACAGGTGATTCTGGAAATGTTGCCCCAGGCATTCCCGCGTAACCGCAAGACCTACGGCTACCTGTCCGCGAGAAATGGTTACCTGATCGTTGACGCCGGTAGCGCCAAAGCGGCGGAAGATTTCGCCAGCACGCTGCGCAAGTCGCTCGGCTCTCTGCCTGTGCGCCCGCCTGTTGTTGAGCAAGCCCCGGCTTTCACTTTTACCGGCTGGATTAACGAAACCATTGATCTGCCCGATGTGGCGGTACTTGGCGCCGACTGCTGGATGGCTGACCCCTCAGAAGACGGCGGCAAGGTGATTGCCCGCGGCCTGGACCTGAAGGCCGACGAAGTACGAAACCACCTGGAAGCCGGGATGCAGGTCACCAAAGTGGCCCTGACCTGGGATGACAACGTTTCCTTCTGCCTGGATGAAACCCTGGCGATCACCCGCGTGAAGTTTGGCGACACGCTGAAAGACCAGCTGGATGACGTTGATGCCGACGACGCTTTGGCGAAGTTCGACGCCGGGTTCTGCCTGATGACTCTGGAGCTGGAGCGAATGATTCCGGCGTTGTTGGAAGCGCTGGGCGGCGAGGATCGGTCTGCGATTGTTGAGGATGACCCCTTGGTGATCGGAGTGGATATGGCATCCGGGCCGGACACATCGGCCGTCATGCCTGTGCATGGGGAGGGCGCTGACCCGCTGTACTTCGAAGCCGTGCAGCTCGTTACCGAATCCCGGCGAGCATCGATCAGCAGAATCCAGCGCGTTTTCAAGATTGGGTACAACCGGGCGAGCCATCTCATGGATGAGTTGGAAGTAAATGGAGTGGTGAGCCCTGCTGACCATAACGGAGTCAGGGAAGTGTTGGCACCGAAACGGGCGGAAGTGACCGCCTAGAAAAGACAAAACCCCGGGTCATGGGCTGGCAGGCCTACCGGGGTTCTGTGGACGAGATAGGAGGAAGTATGCAGCAACTTATGCCGACAATCAACGACCGGCCGCTCACCATGAGCAGCCAGGACATTGCGGACCTTACCGGTAAGCGTCACGGTGATGTCATCAGAGATATCCGGACCATGCTGGACGCTCTGAAAGATGACGCAGATTTGCGTCATGTCCACGAAGAAAGGGATCGCCGCGGATATACCGCCTGCATCCACTTGAACAAAGAGCTAACCGAGACCCTGGTTACCGGCTACAGCATCCCGCTCAGGCACAAGGTAATTAAGCGCCTGCACGAGCTGGAGCAGCAGCGTTCCATGCCCGCATGGCTGGAAAACCTCAGCCCACATGCTCGGGTAGTTATCGAGGACCTCAACTCTCAGGTCAACCACTACCGACAGGAAGCCAGCCGCCTGAATGAGGTGTGCAACGATCTGGCGGCCAATCTGAGGGCCGGGCTAACGCCGGTTGAGTTCTGCCGGATGCTAAACGGCGTCAACCTGAACCGGGTTCAGCCCCTCCTGGTTGAGCGCAAAAGGCTCCTGAAAACTCGTCATGGGTACCGGAGCGCGGCGCCTTATCGAGACAGGCTTTTTACCGAACGCCGCACCTTGAACCGTGATGATCGCCCCTGCGAGAAAGTGATTCTTACTCAGAAAGGCGCTGCGTGGCTCTATTCCCAGTACGAACAGGGCAAACTCGAAATGCGCCGGGACTGGGATGGGAAATACACACACCTGCTGTTTGAACAAAATTCGGAGGCCGCGTAATGCGAGCGCGCAACATCAAACCGGGCTTCTGGAAGAATGAAGATTTGGTTGACCTGGCTTTCGAGCACCGACTGCTTTTCATCGGGCTGTGGATGCTGGCGGATCGTGAGGGACGCCTCGAGGATCGCCCGAAGCGCATCAAGATGGAGCTGTTCCCTTGCGACAACGTGAACGTTGAAGCAGGCCTGCAGGAGCTTTGCGCCCTCGGCCTACTGGAGCGTTACGAATACGAGGGCGTGAAAGTCATCCTGATCACGAAGTTTGCCGAGCACCAGTCGCCTCACCATTCGGAGAAGCGCAGCGAACTACCGGGAAAGGCCGGTTACGACACGGTGGGCAACCCGAAGAAGGCGGCCCGAGAGCCCGTTAAAGGGAAGGGCGCCACAGGTAAACCTACCGCCGCACCGACTGATGATCACCGTGGACAGGACAAAGAACTACCGAACGATAACGGTAAACCTACTGTAGACCTACCGGAGACCTACGGTGAATCTACGGTAGACCCACAAAGTCATAACGGTAGAAATCGCCCTGATTCTCTGAATCCTGATTCTCTGAATCCTGAACCCATAAACACACATGGCACATCGGCAAGCGATGCGCCGAATCGGGATGAGTCATTGGCGGGTGACGACGCTGAGAAAAAGCAGGCATATCCTCAGGAGTTCGAACTTGCCTGGGGGAAATATCCAAAACGCCCGGGAAGCAATCCGAAGCGCCAGGCCTTCAAGGCTTGGAAGGCTCGAACCAAGGATGGCCATGATCCTGCCGTGATCTTGGCGGGCGTTATCCGCTACGCGAGATTTTGTCAGTCCACCGGCAAAGCCAACACAGAGTACGTCATGCAGGCCCAGCGCTTCTTCGGGCCATCCTGCGAATTCGAAAACGAGTGGTCACCTCCTGAGCCTTTCCCGGAGCGCCCCCGGCATTCCGGGTTCGGTGAGATCGATTACAGCAAAGGTCTGAAACAGGAGGTGCCCGATGGGGTCGCTAATTTCTGAGCTGCTTGGTCAGCCCGACGATCAGATGGATCACATCCTGGGTATCGATGATCGGCGAAAAGGTGAATGCCCTCAGCATGGCAACTTCATCGATATCCACCACAGCGGTAAAGGCCGGGTTCAACAAGGCTGGAAGGGTTGTCCTGAATGCGCCGAGGAAGCGCTTCAGTCTCGAATGCGGGAGGAAGAGCGTCAGCGACAGCTGGAGATGATGCGCCATAAGGCATCACGGTACGTTGCCCAGAGCGGCATCCCAAAGCGCTTCGCCAACAAGGGCTTCAGTGATTACAGGCCTGCCAACGGCAAGTCCGCCAGCGTGCTTCGCAAAATTCAGGAGTACGCCGATTTGCTGGCCTCCGGTAAGCATGAAGGTCGGTCCCTGATTCTTCTTGGCAATGTGGGCAACGGAAAAACTCACCTGTCGTGTGCATTGCTCCGTGACGTGATCTTGCGGACCTGCAAGCCAGGAGCCTATTGGACCTTTGCCGAGCTGGTTCGCGAAGTGAAGGGCAGCTGGCGGAAGTCAGCAGACTACACCGAGCAGGATGTTTACGACGATTTCGCCAAACCGGAGCTGGTGGTGATCGATGAGGTTGGCATGCAGAACTTCACAGAGTTCGAGCAAACCGTGGCGTATGAAGCAATCAATGCCCGGTACCTGCTGGAAAAGCCCACCGTGGTGGTAACCAATCTACCCGCCAATGACCTCAGCGTTTGTCTGGGCGAGCGTGTGGTTGATCGCCTGCGTGAGAGTGGAGGTAAGGCATACGATTTCGACTGGCAGTCTTTCCGACAGGGAGGTGAGGCATGACCCAGTTGCCACAGGACGTTATCGACCATTGCCAGAAGCACCCGGGCTGCAAAGGTTGCCCGCTCGGCACCTGCACCGCCCCTCTGGTTCCTGTAACCGACGAGCGCTATGGCCAGTGGCTGGAATCCCGGATTGAAGCAGTACGTCAACTGGATGGAGGGCTGAAACCGTGAGAAGCCTGACTGAACAGCGGGCCTTCGATAAGAGGGTATTGGAATTCCTGGTGGGGCAGCCGCCCCAGACCGTTTGCAACGTGGCGATCGGCATCAGCGAATCTGCCGAGGATTCCCGGGCATCGCTTCACCGGCTGGCGGACAGCGGAATGGTGTTGATGGTTGGCCGCGAGGATGGCCCTGAACTGTTCCGGCTGAACGCTGGTGGGTATTCACCAGAACCGGAGGCTGCGTGAAGAGATTAGGTCCTTCATTCCGCCGGCAGCGGGTAGAGCTGAAGAAGTGCCCAGCCTGCCACGGCAGGGGAGTGGTGAAGCCCATGTTCTACGAAATGCCCTGTACGGACTGCAACGCTGGCGGGGTGGTGGACAAGGCGACCGGTGAGGCGCTGGCGCTTGAGGATCTGGTTCTGCAGCTCCGGCTGAAGGCCAACGATCAACAGGATGAGATCGACCGGCTTCGCAGCCAGCTGGTGAACACCAGCCCCACCGAGAACAAACACGGCCCGATGGGCACCTACTACCGGGGAGACTGAGCAGAATGAAACGCAGCGGCCCGATTAAACGCAAGACTCCGTTCAAGGCAAGGGCGCCGATGAAGCGTTCCAGCCGGCCAAAGGCAACACCCATTCGCCAGAGCGCAAATGGCCAGCCTTGCCAGGTTCGGGTGCCGTTCATCTGCAACGGGGATTCGTCCACCACGGTACTGGCCCACCTCAATGGCGCAGGTCTGGCCCTGAAAGCCCATGATCACGAAGCTGCCTATGCCTGCAGCGCCTGTCACGAATGGCTGGATGGTGGTTACGTGAAGACCCACACCCGGGCCGAGCGTGATCTGTACCACCTGGAAGGGGTGATCAACACACAGCGCCTGCTGGTAGAGCAGGGGTACAAGTTCGTGAAGGTGGCGGCATGAGTGAGCTGGAACGGACCCTGGCTTTTCACATTCGAGCCAGAAAGCTTCCGGTCCCGGTCCGGGAATATCGGTTCGCTGCCGAGGCAACGGGCGGTACCGGCCCTGGTGTCCGGACAAGGCTGGCGGATTCCGGACTGAAGGATTGGCGTTTCGATTTCGCCTGGCCTGATCTGATGCTGGCGGTGGAAGTGGAGGGCGGTGCCTGGGTAGGTGGGCGTCATACGCGAGGCAAGGGCTTCATTGAGGATTTGAAGAAGTACCAGGAAGCCCAGCGTATGGGCTGGACGATATACCGGACGGCCGGTGAGCTGATCAAGAACGGCGAAGCGGTGAAGGTCATCGGAGAGCTCATGGAGGCAATGAGTGAGACCAGAGCATCGTGAGGCCAACAAGTTGATCGATCTGGCGCACACCGGAGACCGTGAAGCTTACAAGGCCAGGCTGGCGGAGTTGCAGAAGAAGTATCCGCCAGCAGTCTACGAATCCATCACCAGGAATGCGGCAAGGCAGTACAAAAGCGAAGTGAACGATTATAGGTATGTTGGCTGGCGGGCTGACTGGATCAATGAGAGAAAGGGCGAGGGCGAATCGAATGGCTGAGCAGAACCGGAAGACGGCAGAGCAGAGAGAGTTGCGGGCAAAGGCCGAGGCCGTGGTTGATAATTTCATCGATTACCTGCTGGCTATCCGCCGGGTTGATGATATCGCCCATGAGGGGCGGCACATTCTGGGCATTTACCAGTCGCACGGAGAGATCCCGCGGGGTTCTGGTTTCAGTGGCTTCTGCACATTGGCCGCGAAAGTCGATCGTATCCGCTTCCAGGAAGTGACCAGCCGGATGGTTGAGGCAGACAGCATCGTCGGCCAGCTGGCGGAAGACCACCAGGAGGCGGTGTGCCTGGACAAGCTCCTGCGCGGAAAAACTCGGGTTGTGGCCATCGACCCTCTCAATGAGAAGCGGCTGGAGATCACCTACACCACAGCATACTGCGCCGAGCTTTTGGGGCTGTCCCAGGACACCTACCGTAAGCGGGTGAGCCGCGCTTATCAGCAGATCGAGAATGTTCTACAACAGATCAGTCAGGTTGCTTGACAACCGGTCACAAACGAATACACTGATCAGTAACTTCAAAGTATTGCCCCACAAGAAACCGCCCTCGAAAGAGCTGGCGGTTTTTTTGTGCTCTTTCGCCTGTTTTTAGATTGAGCCCAGCCAATCTCGCTTTATGTCGAGTTTTTTAACGGATCTCTCGCGGGGTGTAATCCCGCCCCCGAACTTTTGTTTTGGCTTCAGGCAGCTACCGACACCGGATTGATATTTGCTTTACCGAGGCTGCACAACCAAAAACACAGATTCGGGGAGAGTTCTTGTGAAAAGGATGATTGCACTTCTGTTCGCGCTGTCCGTGGGAGGCGGGGCGCAGGCGAGTTTGATTACCCATAACGGCTATACGCTGGATACCAACACCAATATCGTAACTGGTGGTGGGTTGGAGTGGTTGCAGTGGGATGCAACGACAAACCTAAGCTGGAACGACGTAACGGACACTAACAGTTCCTACTACCAGGCTGGTTGGAGAGTGGCGTCTCTGGCAGACATGACTGGCCTTTTCAGTCAATGGGGTTTTGGTGGTGGTTTTTATTCTTGGGATCCGAATGCCAATGTCATTCAGGATGTGATTTTGGGCCGGTTTGACGCTCAGGAAATTGCGTTGGCTCAAAATTTTGTCCAGTTTTTCGGAAAGACTTGGGAATACAGTTATCGGGATGATCAAGTATTCTCGCGAGTGGTTTACGGGACCAATGCGGATCAAAACAATCCCGTTAGGTGGGGGCAGGTGTACATCCCGAATGCAAACTTTGACGGTGCCGCTGTTTTAAACCTTTCCTATGTGCCGTTGGACTATGCAGATCCAAACATGGGCGTTGCTCTGGTCCGTTCAGCTCAGCCGGTCTCTGTTCCGGAACCTTCTACGCTGGCTCTCCTTGGTTTAGGCCTTGTTGGTTTAACGGCCAGGCGCCGAAAGTGAATTGAAGACCTACAAAACCCGCCAAATGGCGGGTTTTTTGTTACTGCGTACCTGACGATCTGCGCGCCAGCAGACCCCTGCCACCCTTGCGGTGGCTTTTTTATTTCTGGAGGTTGCCATGCCGAAAGTCATTCTGGAGCGGTTCTCTTACGCGCCCGATGGCACGTTTGGTCGCCTCAAGCTGCCCAATGGCAAAGTGGTTTTTACAGTCGAGCGTCCCTGGCTGGGCAATAAGCCGTTCGAGTCATGCATTCCTGATGGCATCTACACGCTGGAAAAGCGTCGCTCTCCAGTAGTTGAGCGAACGTCCGGCGGTGACTATCTGGAAGGCTGGGAAGTCACTCATGTGCCTGGGCGCACGTTCATTATGATTCACCCCGGCAACTGGCCTCGGAATTTTGAGGGCTGCATCGGTGTTGGCCTCCAATACATGATTATCAAAGACCCATCTGACGGCCAATGGAAGTCCGGCGTCGCGTCATCCCGCATGGCATTCGCTCAGGTTATGGGTGCTCTTGATGGCCGCGAGAGTTGGCGCCTTGAAATCCGCCCCTTCCTGATGGAGTGCCCATGACCCGAGATTCAGTGACAACCTGGGAACGTCACGGACAGAGCATTATTGCCGCCCTGATACTTGCCGCGATTATCTGGGTTGGGAAGGGGATCACCGATCTCACTGGCACTATGGGTGTGGTGTTGAACCGAATCCAGAACATCGAATCGACTATCGCAGCGATGGATGAGCGGTTCGACAA